ATGGGACAACTTATGGATGGCATTGAAGAGGCAATGAGAAATCAGGCTGATTTCATGGCGTCTACATACGTGTCCATGAAAGTCCTCGGAAAAGAAGTCAGTATTGATCCCTTTTTGAAAAGTGTTCCTGATGAGTTAAAAGATTATTTTCTCGAAAGAACTGAATACTACCATGACCTCTACAAGCCTATAAAATAATTGACTGATAATTAGCATCGTTCAATTTTCTCAGCTCACGTTTAAACAGGTAATTTTGTTCCGTAGCTTTTAGCCATTCGTCTGGCTCTCAGATCGTAGATTCCACAAACACGGTTGAAACCGGCTCCCCGTACCGGTGCCTTATCATTTCGGATGCAGATATACATTTCACCCGGGATTTTTTGCAAGAATTTCAGGCCCGCATAAAACAGGCCAGACAGGCGGATGCCTGTTATGCTAAGGGGCAGGCACAGATTCAGATACGAGGAATAAAGAGGGCTCGCCGCCGAATGGCGGCCTTATAAGAAAAAGAACCGATATATGGCTACTCAAAGACGCCATTGATAACTGAAGCAATAATAGCTGTGCTCAGTGCCACTAAAACCAAATCATCCCCAACAATACGCCATTCATATCCTGGATATGATGGCAACAGCCCCAGCAAGGATGCGGGTACCGCCTTTTTCGCAATACCCGGAGGCAACGGTTTACCTCTGACTAAATTCTTAGCGATGCCTGGAGGCAAAGATTGATAACCGGTTAACCCATAGTTGAGCGCAAGCGGTCGTACTCTGTCATATGTAACATTCACCGACACCAACGAATCACGTGAAGACCGGTCATTCTTATTCTTGGCCTTATTTTGACCATTACCAACGCCTTTATTTCCGTGATTATTGTTGCTGTGACCATTGCCGTTTCCGTAGCCATTGCCGTTACCAGGATTAGCTATCGCATAGCTTGACAAAAACACAAGAGATGACAGTAACGTTAACAAAACAGGCACTGACTTTTTCTTGGACATGTTGCACCACCTATCTGAAGATGTTCGCGTCATATTTAGCCACGGGATACTGAGTAAGCCATAAGGATTAATCTTAAAGAATATACTTAAAATAGCACAATGTGAGTGTCATCCTTACAAAGTCAGCCCTGCGCTGGATAGAAAGCTTTAATACTATTGTCGGTTGCACGCAGCACTATGCGTCGTTTTTTCCCAATGGATTTTCTCACATTTTCTCAACGTGATATCCATCGCGGACAAGTGGTAGGATAAGTGTTTGAATTATGGCGGAAAGAGGGGGATTTGAACCCCCGGTGGAGTTGCCCCCACTCCGGTTTTCGAGACCGGTCTTATTATCTGTTGTTTCATACAGTTAACTAAAATAGCGAGAAAATTGATTAATATTCACACACTGAAAACTCATAGAGTTAGCCCATCGTTGAATATCATTTTCTCATGATTTTTTGCTGCATGCCTGACGCTCAAAACAACTAAACTAACGAATTGCGCACTGTCATGGGGTGTCAGGGGTCGGAGGTTCAAATCCTCTCGGGCCGACAAAAATTCCCGAAGAAAACCAGCCTGTTATGGCTGGTTTTTTCTTTTGTAAAGAAACGTCATGGTAAAACCCTGACAGCGCGCTAACGATCCGCGGACTATTTCTGCGTCTCCTGTGGTTCGGCTTCCTCAGCCGGCGGCGCGTCATTTCCCGCCGGTTGCGGCTCTACCTGTTCCACTGACTGTACCGCATCACCATCACCTGCAGGCAGTGTTTCTACCGGCTCGGGTTCGCCTTCGTGTGCCGTGGTGCCATCCTCGTCACCAGTAAGTAATGTCTCTACCGGCTCCGGAATCGGCTCAGGTTCAGGCTGCGGCGGCATTTCGAGGCGCAGATCCACCCAGCGGCCGGCGGGAATGTCCATCGGGTCGCCGGCCACAACCATCGCGGTATCCAGGTCAAGCTTGCGCTTGCTCACCGTGACAGTGATCGTCCCGTCTTCCGCCGTTTCCGTCTCAACGAAGCAGAGGCGGTTTCCGTTCTGGTCCTGCGGCACTTCAAACGTCCAGCCCTCAACTGCCAGGCCAAGCGAACCGGATACAATGTAAACTCCTTTCCGTTTGCGTTTCGCTACCACCCCGGCGGCTTCATCATTAACAGCGCCGACGCCGGTTGATAATGTGAAACCGTCGAGATAGTCATCACTCATTGCGTGCGGATCATTGCTTAGGCGCACGATAGGGCTGGCTTTCTTAATAAACCCGTTTGAATCGACCGTTGTGTTCTTATCGTCCCAAACTTTACGCCATGCCCCTACAGTCCCATCCTCTTTCGTCCTAAAATACAACCCGAAACTCCCACGGGAAGCAATCTGGAAACCATATGGAATATCCTGATAGTGAGCAATATTCAATCCCATAAAAACAGAACCTGATGGAGAATTAATGCTGCTACAGATAAATGTGTTTTTGTTGTCAGTAAATGCCTTATCCCAATCAGAGCCTATAGAATATCCGCCTATTCCGTAATCTCCTGTTTTAATTAGTGGTACACCCCTAGAATAGATATCACGATTTATATCTACCCGATCAGCTCTCAAAATTAAATATGTGTTATGGGTGTATGATTGTAGGGTGACGTCGCTATTTAATGATGAACCACGACCCAAATACCAATCATTAGTTTCAGTTCCAGCTTCAGGATCGATATCTTTCCCAAGTATATAATAAGCGCTTCCTTTGGTAGGAGCTATTAGTGTAATAGCGTTTTCTTTTTTTGACACATCCAGCGCTCCATTTACAACGACTTTTTTCGTGGTGATTCTTTCACTCAAGCCAAGGTTCTGAATAGCTGCAGACTTATCTGTCAGGTCAGATAAATTAAGGGTTTTATCAGCCATATTATCCTTTACTGCTTTGATAGAGGCTGCGTCTGATTTTGCTGATGCCGATGCGGCTTGCGCCTCATTCCGAAGCTGTTCAAGCTTTAAAATGTCTGCCGGCGTCAACTCCTCTTCCCCCATCGGATTGAGAAAGTCGTTCAGGGTTCCCGGAATTGAATCGCTCAGCACCTTAATTTTACCAACACGCTCCGGCGGGCCGCCCTGCTCAATGGTGATAACGCTGTACTCGCCAGGCTCTACAGTCAGTTTATATTTTCCCGCGGCGTCCGTTACCGTTTCAGAATATGCACGTACAATAACGGATACTGATGTATCTACTGCGACCAACATAATGGTACAATTTGCGCGAATATTTCCAACGGGGCCAATAAGGGTACCGCTCAGAATAATAGAAGGCATTCTATTCTCTCCAATAAATTTTAAGGATATTATTTCTAACAGATGAGGGAATTAAAACCCGATTACTGATGAGGCTCTATAAATGAATAACACGCCTTCGAATCTCATTCTTCCACCATCATTGCGATTCGGGAACTCTATAGTTACTGCTCCGGTTTGTTCATACGTAGATGCAGGAATTGTCAACATAAAATTATTAACTGTCATATTTTCCGCGCCAGAGTTACCAGTGTCATACGTCCAAAGGATCGTATCATTCCAGCGAATCGTCATATTTTGACGCCATGTAGTATAAAATACAGACGCACCAAGAAATAGCAGCGACCGCTGAAAAGGCGCGCCTTTTAGCGTACATATTTTGTAGCGAACCCCTGGTGATGTATTAACGGAGCCCCATGCCCATTTACCTGCCACAGATGACGAGAATATATCGCCATAAATATATTCAGCATATAGGCGTTTAACGGTGCAACTTTCATTTATCGTGACATTATTCAATGTCCCGCTGGTTGCTGTAATTCCTCCTCTTACAGTGGCATTCTGAAAATCAGCAGTACCGTTTTTGTTTATACGCCAACCGACACCGGCACCGTAGCTCGTTGACTGGATATAATCGCCAATTTTCGCATTGGTGATCGTCCCGTCTTTAATGAACGCGGAGTTCATAAACACCTGACCGTTGTCGATAGCGAACGGTGTTGATACCGCCGTCCCGGTCCCGTCTACGGTGTTCAGGACCGCAAAGCGGTTTGCCACCACCAGGACCTGCGTCTGCATTCCGCTCGGCGTGTTCTCCACCCCGGCGCCGATGCCAGCCATATATTGTTTACCGTTCGCGTTTTTAGCGACTTTTACTGACCACATATCCTCCAGCTTACTGGCGTCCTCTATGGGTTTCAGCAGTTCCTGCCCCAACTGCGTCTGGGTGATCTCTCCGGTGAGATAGCTCAGAACATCATTAGCATCACTACTGGCTGCACCGCGTACCCATCCGGTCCAGTCGCTCTGATTCCCTGTACGGTCTACCAGGCACGCTCGATAAAAATAGCCAACGCCGGCCGCCATACCGGGCTGTAGGTACTCGCGCTGCGGATAGGGCACATCCGTCAGCAGTACTGCGCCGGTACCGTCGTTTTGGTGACTGTACTGGACCACCGTTTTCAGCGTATCCTCTGCCCCTGATGAGAAGCCCCACGTTAGACGAACGCCGAACACAACATTACTGGACGCCGCAAAGCCGACCGGGACTGGTGGCCTCCCCTCTTTTCCTTTCAATTCCACTTCGACAGAGGTCGCCCACAGTGACGCAATATCGCTGGCGTTCACCGCCCGCACCCGTACCAGATAGCGGCCGGAATAGATGCCGGAAACCTCGAAACCCTGCGCCGAGGTGCGCGGCACGCTTACCCAGTTGCCGCTGTCCTTGCGCCACTCGGCTTCATAGGCGATCGCGCTTTCCACCGCATCCCAGCTCACGCGCATGATGGTAATGGCTATATTCTGGCTGATGGTGGAATAACTGCCGATCCCGATGTTCTTCGGCCCCGGCTGAATGGTTGGCGGCATAATGGAGATCGGGCGCTCCTCCAGCCGGGCACCGGTATCAATCCGCGCGTATTTGTCCGGGTCGTGCGCGACGGCGGTGATCTCGTAGCTGTTATCCCCGTTATCCCGAATGGAAACCACGCGGAACAGTTGCAGCATCAGATCATCCGCATCCACCGCCCATACGGCCTCCGCCTGCGGTGTTTCGCTGTATGCCGTTGTTACCGTCACCATGTGACCGTTCACCGCCTGTACCGTCCGCGCCTGCGTGGTACCGCTCGGCAGGTTGACCTGCAGGCGGTCGCCGGCCTGCGCGCGAGGCTCACGGTCCAACGTAATTTTTCGCCCATCAACGGCGCTGATCCGCCCTCCGATCGATGCGTTTGCATGCCGGTAATCCGCCACGGCAATCAGGCGTCCAGGCATAGGAATGGCACCATCTAACCCAACAGAAAACGAAACCGTGTTGTCGCTGCTGTTGCTGAGCAGTGTCCAGCGTCCGCGCCGGTTGGCCTCGCTCTGTCGTGTGCAGCCAATGGCGGCGATCTGCGTCTGGTTGATGCCGTAGCGCCGCACCAGACGCTGCTCGGATACCATTTCAACCGTATCAGAATAATGGTTTCCGGGATCTGACCACGATACCGCCGCCGTGGTGTAGCGCGTTTTCTCGCTGGATGAGGAGTAGGTAAACTGGCCGTTGACCACGTTGGCGCGGGTAAACGTGTAGCGCACGTCTTCCGGCATATCGCAGACCGTAACGATCTGCTCGCCACCCCAGTACGTCATCCCCCTGAACACGGCCGCCAGATCGGTCAGCACCGTCCAGGCGTCTTCCTGTGACTGGATATACACATCACAGAGGAAACGTGGCTCAGTGCCGCTGCCCCCCTTGCCATCGGGGACCAACTGATCGCAGTATTGCGCAATCCGGTAGAGTTCCGTCTCGTCAATCTGCACTGACTCCAGGCGATCGCCGAGTCCATAGCGCTCACTCAGCAGCAGATCATAGAAAACCCAGGCCGGGTTATTGCTATGCGCCCATTTAAATCCGCCCGTCCAGGTTCCGGTGTAGGTACGCCGAACCGGATCGTAGTTGTCCGGTACGCGAATGATCGCCATATCGGGAATGCAGGAGATCTGCGGGATGCTCTGGAACTGCTTGGCATTAAACTCAGCGTAGAGCAGCGCGGTGCCCGGATAGCGCAGTTTGGCATCGATGATTTCGCTGATCGCCTCAATATTCATGGTGTCGGCGATGCGGTTGCTGTTGGCATTCTCCGTCAAACGTCGCACCCGGATCTGCCAGCCCGTGGATGCCTTTGGCAGGTTCACCCGGTGGCTGCGCTCATAGAGTGATGTCGTTTTGTCATCGATCGCCGCTTTCAGCATTTCGACATAGGCGCCGCCGTCGGTCGCTACGTCGATTGCGTACTCGATGCGATACCCGACCGTATCGCCATTGTTTTTCTGTTGTTGCAGCGCCGGCCAGCCGAAGCGAATGCGCACCGCAGACAACTGCGTGTTGACGACCGCCCGTACCCACGGCGCGCTGCTTTTCAGCTCGGTATTAACGGCGATTTCATTCTCAACGCTGGGAATGCCCTGGATGTATTCCTGCGCCTGTGTGCCGGGACGAAACTCCCAACGCGCATCAGGAAAGTTGATCGTGCCGTCGGCGTTGCCGTAGGGCGTGCCATCGAACAGAACGCGCGTATTGTCCAGATTTCCCGCCCATTCGCCCTCACCCAACGCGATCAGAATTTTGGCCGTGGCCACCGACTGAACGCTGTCCGGCGCCTCGGTTGGGGTGTGGCTGCTACCGCCGCCACCCTTATTGCCTGTGATTATCGTCATTGCCATATTACGCCCATAAAAAAGACCGCTCACGGCGGCCGGATAGAAACCTGTTGGCGGTTACTGTTGGTCTTCGGCGTAAATTCCCGCGCTGATGATGGCGCCTCCGATTTCTCGCCGACCGTAACCAATCGCCACGGGGTTCCCCTGTGCGGTGGAGTTCACCGGGCCGCCGAAGGCATAGGAGGGTTTGTTATCCGGGTCCTGGCGCATTCGTAAGCCAGAGGTTTGAGGGGATAGCATCTGAATGACGCCGCCTAGCGCGATAGAGGCACCTGCCATTGCTAACGCGCCTCCCCATAATCCTGTAGCACCAAACGCACCAACCAAGCTACCGCCACTAAAAAACGCAGCGGCGGCAATCAAGCCAACGCCGAGTATTGTCTGGAATAGCCCGCCTCGCTTGCTGCCGATAACGACCGGTACCAGATGGATATCCTCGCAGCCTTTTGTCATTTCCAATTCAGCCTCGGCAATATTGCGCTTACGCTCATTGCCGACAAATACCGCAAACGTCAGCCCGCGCTGATGCGCTTCCAGCAGATAAGACTCGAAGCCATCCAGCAGGTTTTTTGCCGCCGAGATCATTTTTGGGACGTGGTGCGCCCTGTAGTGAAACTCCCGACCAAAACGAGCAATCAGCGGACCGTGGAAAACCATTCGCCGCAACGGAACATCTATAAAAGACATAACAACTCCTCATGCCTCACAATTTTCATCGTTCGCTCCGCCCAGTATCCGCCATACGGTACGCGGGCACTCAGTTGACCATAGAGGTGATGCAACAGCATGTTGCCCTCCAGCAGCACGCCGGCATGATTCCATTTGTCGGCCTGAACCTGCATGATGACCAGATCGCCGGGCTGCGGCGGTCCGCTGAATTCACGGAACCCGCACTCGTACCAGCAATCCCGATAGAAATTCTCCTGGTAGTCCTTCTCCCACCAACAATAATTCACCCGGTAGTCGTGCAACTCGATGCCGTGTTCCTGCCGAAAATACGACATCACCAGCCCCCAGCAGTCATAAACGCCTAACACAAACGGCCGCCCCAGCAGCGGCAACTCACCGCGCGGCAGGATAGTGCGGAAGTCGCCCTCCGGCCAGCTTACAATGTGCCAAGGGAGTTCGGTCATGTCGCACTGCGCGCGGTCCTGCTCGCTGGGCTGCGTTGTGGCGTCGGGGTGGCTATGGACGATCCCAACAATGATGCCCTGTTCCGCCGCCGCTTTGTAATCTGCCGGGTCAAGCTGAAACTGCTCCGCCGGCACCGTAGCGAGATTGCCGCAGGGAACATAGCGGGTCACTCGCCCCTTTTGCACCAGCAGCCCGCAACTCTCGCGCGGATACTCTGCGGCGGCGTGAGCCTTGATAGCCTCAATCAGTTTTTGGCGCATCGTTACCTCCGGATCAGCGCGCTGCCGGGGAAGCCGCCAAACGGCAGCGGATTATCCTCCCCGAAGCGCTTTTTGCAGTCGGACAGCAGACCTCCACAGACGTCCAGCGACGGGTCGTCTACCGGGTTTCCGTCCTCGTCAAAGTAGCGCGTGCCGGCGTAGTCGCAGCCCTTTCCGGTCCGGTACCACCCCCTGGAACACCAGGTGCATTGCGAATGGATCTGGCGCGTCGGGATCACCCGGCCACGCAGATCGACGAGGCTGGACAGTTCGAACTCTATCGCCGTGTCCGTTTCGGTTGAACGGCGATCGATGTACCACAATTGCTGACTTTCCTGTTCCGGATCTGCCGTCAGGTTCCCACCGGGAAAGTTACGCGCATCGAGATAGTGTTCGAACGTCCGGTGGATGATCACCCGTGCCTGCACCATGTCATCAAAGCGGATGCACAGCGCGGAGATCAGCCCGTTCTGGTTGGCTACCGTCAGTTTCGGCGCCGCTGCCTGTCCATCTGTGGACATCTCTATGTCGGAGATCTGCACCGGCCAGGGGCCGTACTCCTGCCCCTGCCACCAGATCGACTTCGCCGGTAGTTTCGATTCATCACCGCCAGCCGCTTTCAGTTCCTCCTCGGTATAGGGCAGTGTGTGGCTGTGAAAGCGCAGGATATCGGCGCCGAACGCCGAACCGTCAACCTCAATCAACTCGACGCGGTTTCCCGGCTCCAGCTTCTGACTGTCATTGGTTATCATGGATGGAATGCCTCGATAAATGTCGCGTGCAGCGTATGCTTCCCGGCGCCCAGGGAAGTTAACGACCAGGTTTCGCAGCGATAAAGCCCGAGCGCGCCCAGCGGCGGTTGCCATACAAACGACTTCCAGCCCTGATGCCGCTCCAGAAACGCAGCGATCGGCGTTACCAACGTTTCACCGCCGGTAAACTCTACTTCCTGCTGCCGACTGCGCGGGTTCGGGCCGTCGCCGGAAACCTGCGCATAGCCGTCACCGAATTGGGTTTTACGCACCCGGTAAGACACGTCACCCGACGTATTGACGCGGGGACACCATGTGAAAGTTTCGATCATTAACTCCCCCTAATCGCGCGGGTAATCGCGCCACCTGGCCGCAGGTCGCGATCGCGCAGTTTGGCGTATTCCTGCTGAATGAACTGACCGATATTCCGGCCAAAATTCTCATAGCCGGGTGCGGACTGTACGGAGTTATTACCATCGCCGGTGATGTTGACGATGACCTGTGGTGCCGTATTCACAGGAATGGAGGAGATACTGTTGCTGACGGCCCGGTAGTTTGCTGCCGGCTGTGTCAGCGGCATTGGCGTTACTGCGTCGGCAAGGGCGCCGGAGACATCGCCTTTCATCATACGGTAGAGATTTGCCGCCCCGAAACGGGCTGTGGACTCTTTATCAAAGACAAACTCACCGCGGTGAACGATACCGGCCGGTTCATATTTTCCGCCGTCACCGGTATAACCGCCGCTATCAAACAGCTTGCCAATCCATTCACCGACCCCCTTAACCCAGCCGATTTCACTACCTGAGAAAAATCCCCCCAAGGACTTCAGCCCGTTAACCAACGCCGCATTGAACATAATTTTCTGGATCGACTTAAGCACATCGACAGCCCAATCCTTCCAACTGACCTTGTTACCAGCCAGAGCATCACCAATATTCTTGACTAACCCTTTCATGGCATTTTGCGTCACCGCGGCTGCCTGTGACGAATAATTCGATATATCGCCTATCCATTTACGCATCCCCTCTTCCACGCCGGTCAGCCAGTCTGTTGCCGGTTTATCGCCAGACTCCTGAGACTTTATTTCAGCGGGTTTGGTCCGTTGATTTAGCGGAGGAAATTGTTCTTTCTGCTTCTCAATCAGTCGGATACGCTGGCTAACCACCATCAGACCACGCTGTGCCGAAGTTAAATCATCAGTATCTGCACTTGCCAATCTCAGACTGACAGACAACGCGCTGTAGCCATCGGCCATTTTGATCAGCTCGTCGGCCACTGATACGGCGCTGAAAGCGCCATCCAGAGACCGCACGGCCTGATGGGTTGAAACCATCTGCGACAACAGGGCGGCCATCGCGCGCTGATTTTCCCACGTCGAGGCAGCGGCCTGCTCGTTACCGGTCTGGACGACCTGATAATAATCGCTGCTTAGCTGGGTCACTTTGACCACTTCGTTTTGTAGCGATGGCAGCCCTGCTGACATCTGAATAATCAAATCACGTAAAGATTCCATAGCTCCTCACCTATTGCGCCAGCATGTTAAACAGCGCCTCAAATTGGCCCTCACCCTCATCAACGGCGGCCGTCTGTTCTTCATCGCCTGTTTCACCGAATTTCGGCATGAATTCATCCACCGAGGCTTCCGCTCCCTGTGCGTTAAACACCGCCGCCGTGATCTGCGCGGCATGCATATCACCGCGCCAGTCTCCCAGCGGGGAACGGCGGTCATAGGCAAGCCACATTTGCAGCTCACTGGCGGTCAATGTCTTATTTAACTCGTTGAGCGTCTTACCCAGCCGAAGGGCCAGCGTCATCAGGAAGAATGTGAGAGGGGAGTCTACTTTTTTTGCGCATCGTCAAACGTTAGCGCCAGATCAATGGCGCGACGCAGCAAGCGAGAGTGAACGGGACCGATGTGAGGCGCCAGTGTCTCAGCATCCTCCTCACTGAAAATCGCCACGCCCTTTTCATCCAAAAGGACATCAACCAGCATCAGCGCATCGGCCAGACGAGATAGCCGATCCTGCTCCGGAGCATCCGGCTCCATCGGCTCGTCTTCACCGGATTCCGCTGGCCGCAGTTTGGCGACGAGCTCATTAAACCGTGTCCACGTCGCACCCGACGGCTCGCGCAGAATGAAGGTTTTGCCGCCCCACTCCGGCACCGTTACTGAGGTATGCCGAAAGCCGGCCAGCGGCGCCATGATCATGGCTTTGAGGTTTGCACTCTTTTTCATTTGGCCCCCGGCATGATTTTGACCGGCTTACCTTTCACCCGCAGACTGTAGGTGCCGGTAACCAGTGAGTTGGTGGCCGCAGACCAGTTATCCTGACGGACCGAGGCCAGGAAAGCGAAGCCAGCGCCGCTGGGGAAAACCACCTTAACCGCGCGCAGCGTACCGTCTTCATAAGCCTGGCTCAGCGACTTCTGGCCATCGTCGTAGGCGCTAAAGTTGCGGGTCAGGGAGAGCTCGGCCGCCGCCGGCAGTCCATCCTCCATCTCTTGTTCTTCCGAGCAGAGCGTGGTCGTTTCGATATCCGTTTTCTGCCCGCTGGTGTAACTAATTTCTTTAATGGAACACGAGGTCGGGAACCACTTTACGGTTGTCGGGTTCGCTTCGGTTGCCGGACCATCAGAAACAAAAATCTGTGAACCCTGAGTTTTTTCAAATTTACTGGCCATAACTTCTCCTAACATAAAAAAACCGGCGGATGCCGGGATGATGGGGGTGAAAAAAACGTTACATGCGATAGGTAATGACACTGCGGAGATCGGCCGAGCGCCAGGTCGTAGCCTCATCATCGTGCAGATAGTCGTATCCCTGGGGATTATTAGTGATCGTTAAGGTATTCAGCTCAACCGAATCACGGACCGCCGGAGAGAGATATTGCTCAATCCAGCAATCCAGGTCCGTATCAGAACAATCGGATTGCAGAAATACCTCAGCATGCAATACGGCTTGCCATCCATATTCACCGATCGTACCAGCCTCCGCCGTACATTCAGCGTCAGACAAATATATCGCAATCGCCGGCAAATCCTGGGTGCTCAAGAATTCCGGACGACCATCGTAGAAGCGGGTCGCCTCCGGTGACGCTGACTTAATGGCGTCCATTACCGCCTGGCGGATCTCAATATGCTTTTTCATCGTTTAGGTACAGGCCTCCGTTGGTTACGTCGTACAGCTGATAACGCATTCTTCTATAAGCAATCAGTTTGCAGCCTTCGGCTTGTTTGATCAGGGATAAGCCGGTTTCACTGATTTTCATCACATTTATCCCTCCTGAGGCGGCTTAAAAACCGCTTTTCAATAATTCGAATCGCCTCGGCGCCGGACCAACCGGCCAGACCCGCGACACCACCGGCAATTTCCGCCTCCCAATTGGAGTAACTCGCCGCCAGTAACACCAGCGCGCCGGCAAAAATAGAAATGCAAATTTTTAGTAGAAAAAACGACAGACGGAATCTTTCACCGTTTAGAATTCTCCACGCGTAGTTGGCTAACGTGCCGAGCAGCGTCATCGCTACGACGATCACACTGCCAATCATGCTGAATGAATCAGGTTCTTTGATAGGCATTTTCGTATTTCACCCCTCAAGGGTGCCGTGTACAGGAATAGCCCGCCCACCCTGGCCATCAGGGACAATGAGTTCTGGTAAGTGATTGGCACTTGATGAGCGGACTAAAACAAAAAAGGCTCGCGGGTATATTGCGAGCCTCATCAAATTCTTATAGTTAATACACCGAGACATAACCTCGTAATGCAGTCAGACCTGAGCCGTAATGTTTTCTGACTTACTTTTTTTGGTGCGATACATTGCAACACCAGGCAGGCAGTAAGACCCGCTCCCTACCTCCTCTTTTACCCCGACCGCCGCCATATCGATAGCTTTACACGTCGTGCGGCTCATCCCTGACAAGGTTTGAGCAATTTTATTCTCAAGCGACTTTCCTGCGACGGCTTGCTCCCGCACTTTGCGACGGCGTTCTAGCCTGCGCATCTTGCATAGCTTCTTCGCGTTCATGTTTTCCTCTTGGTTGGCTTTGGGATGGGGTCGCGTATCTGATCACCGCAATCACTCCATTCTAAAGACAACAAAGTTGGTGGACACCTTTCGGCATTCCTGTCTGATTGTTAAAGAGCGGTGAGCGTTGCCTCTCGATGCCAACAGTATAAAACTATAGTTGTTTTTTCATCAACAACCAAGGTTGTTATTTTAATGATAAAAGTTCGATGTGGTTGTAATTAAAGCGAATTTAATCGTGTTGCGGGCTAATTATCATGCGAGGTTGGCTTGAACCTGTTTCTGTCACTCGGGAGAAGAATTCGCTTCTGCCGCACAGCACATATAGGCTGAGCGGCAGAAAAAAGAAAGCCCCACAACAAGCGGGGCTTAGCGACCTAAATTTTGCCGATAGAATTACCAGGCCATAACTGACCAGTTAATCACGCGGCCAATAATTTTCACCGTCGCCGTATCAGCTTCTTCATCGGGATACTCATCCCTGTTGTAGCTACGAATACTCAGACGATGACCGGGAAGACGGTAAAGTAGCTTTATCCTGAACAGGTCGTCTTGTTCAATGGCGTAAATACCTCCGTCAGTAACTCTCGTATGCCCCATATCTACCGTAACGGTTGATCTGTTGGGAATCACTGGCGCCATGCTATCACCATGCACGTCGAAGCTGATTACGTTTGCCGGCTCCGCCCCATACTTACGCAGCGTTGAACGAGAAAATCTTAGCTTGTATCCGTTGTTATCAACGTTATTCATACATCCGTGTCCGGCAGCAAGCTCGATACTCTTGTAATAGGGAATTTCGACCTCATCATCGCCTACCGGGGTGGATCGATCCCAAGTCTCTACCCCCCTCCCTTGTGGAGAAATATTGGATTCAAGGCCTGAACGCATCGGTTCCTCGCCGTCGGACAGCCACTCCGGCCTTACATTTAAGCACTTCGCTATGTCAATCAACCGCGTTGAATTACTGGCTTTACCCACCTCGATTTTTTGAATAGCCGCCTGAGTTACGCCCACACGTTCACCCAGCTGTTTTTGTGAGAAACCAGCCAGATTCCGTGCGAACTTTAATCTTTCTGCAAGGGTCGTTTTCAT